AACAACAGGTAGTCCAGCCACAACCAGCCCAGGCATTTGAGGCATGGGTAGGACAAAATAAATGGTATGAGACTGATCCCGACATGCGTGCTTTTGCTGACGGATATGCTCAACAACTAATAGGTAATGGGGTAACTGATCCTACAGTAGCCCTTCCACAGATTGAACGGAGAGTCCGTGAAGTATTTGCTGCCAAGTTCCGTAATCCTAACAAGGATCGCGCACCTGGCCTAGAATCAGGGAAAGCCAAAAGCAAAACCGATTCTTTTGTCTTGACTCGTGACGAAGAAAGAATCATGGATCAGGTTCTTGCTGCTGGATCACCAATAAGCCGAGAGGATTATATTAAGCAACTAAAAGCTGCTAGAGGAGAGTAATAATGAAAGAGTCAACTTCAAAAGCGCCGAGTGGACGCCCCCAACGCAAGCGGGTTACTTCCCGTAATCGTCTGGATATTATTAACAAAGACCCCGACAAAGTGTATCGTCTAATCGACAACGATCCTGCGCGTATCTATCAGTTCCAGCAAATGGGCTATGAGATTCAGGACGTGAAACAGCACTTGCCAGGGGCCGAGAGAGTGGATGCTGCTCTTATCGCTGATAACTCTATTCCCGTAGGTGGAGGCAAACGACAGGTCTTAGTCGCCATTAACAAAGATTGGTACGAAGAAGACCAGCGGGAAAAGCAGAAATCAGTAGATGAGTCAGAAGCCGCCCTCAAACCCAAAACCTCTGATGGCTTCTATGGTGATATTAAAATTACTCGGTAAAGCCTCGGAGGAAACACTTCGGAGGCTTTAAATGGCAAACGTAGATCGTGTAAACGGTTTCCGGCCTGTCAAGCATACTAACGGTGCTCCGTGGAATGGTCAAGTAAATCTTTACTACATCCCTTCCACTGACTCAACCGCCGTATTCATCGGCGATCTAGTAAGGCTTGCTGGCTCTGCTTCAAGCGATGGTTATCCCACCGTCCAGCAATCAGCCGCGAATGATGTTTCAGTTGGTGTAGTTGTCGGGTTCCTACCCGAGAACGTCATCCCTGGTGGCATCACGAACGGCCGTTCACCCAACCTTGACACCCCGTATTATCGTCTTGCATCAACCAACCGCTATGTTCTTGTTGCTGATTCTCCTGATCTAGTCATGGAGGGGCAAGAAGACGGCGTTGGTGGCGCACTAGCCGTAACCAACATCGGGCAAAACGTACAAGTAGTTGTAGCCGCTGGCTCAACGAGTACTGGTTCGTCAGGCATGGAGGTTGATTCGTCAACCGCAGCCACTACATCAACCCACGAACTTCGTCTGATCGGCTTTGTAAATCGGCCGGACAACGAAATCGGAAGCGCAAACGCCAAAGTCCTTGTTGCTTTTAACAAGCATCAGTACGGTAGCGTAGGCACAACTGGCGTATAAGGAGCTAATATGGGTACTCCTCTAAATACTTCCAGCTTTGCCAAGGCACTGCTACCTGGCGTAAATGCATGGTACGGCAAAGCATACAGCGAATATCCCGTCGAATGGGATAAACTCTTCGATAAAAACACTTCACGGCGTAACTTTGAAGAGGATGTCGGCGTAACTTCCTTCGGTCTAGCTTCTGTTAAACCTGAAGGCTCACCGATCACTTATGACACAGAGCGGCAAGGCTTTACGACTCGCTATTCACACGTCGTATACGCCCTAGGCTTTATCATCACCCGTGAAATCATGGAAGATGATCTATATGATGTCGTAGGTCAACGGCGCGCCCAAGGTCTAGCATTCTCAATGCGTCAGACCAAGGAAATCGTTGCAGCCAATGTTTACAACCGGGCATTCAACAGCTCATATGTTGGTGGTGATGGCAAAGAACTACTTGCCACTGACCATCCAAACATTGCTGGCGGAACCTGGTCAAACGAACTAGCCACTGCGGCTGACCTCTCTGAGGCTGCCCTAGAGCAGGCTTGCATCGATATTCAGGGCTTTACCAATGACCGTGGTCTAAAGATCAGCGTCATTCCTGAGCGTATCATCATCCCGAAAGAACAAGAGTTCGAGCTTGCTCGTATTCTGAAGACTGTCGGACGTGTTGGTACTGATCTAAACGACATCAACGCACTCAAAGAACTCGGCAAGTTCAAAGGTGGTATGGTTGTTAACCACTATCTAACCGACACGGACGCCTGGTTCATCCGTACTAACGTTCCTCACGGAATGAAGTACTTTGAGCGTCGTGGCATGGAGTTTGGCACTGACAACGACTTCGACACCGAGAACGCCAAATTCAAGGCAACTGAGCGGTACAGCTTCGGCTTCACTGACCAACGTTGCATGTTCGGTTCACCCGGCGCTTAATGAAGTAGGGGGAGCAATCCCCCTCTTCTAAAGGAGAAACTATGCCTATCACACTGCATGGACAGCCTAAAGCTCGGGACACGCTTAGAAAGATTGGCGCTATTGCTCGTGCTGATTCGTCTACTCTCAAAATGGTTCTCCCAAAAGGAGCAGTCATTACGGGTGTATACGTTCACCAGCAAGTAGCCGCCTCTACAGCCGCAGGCTCAGTTAGTGTGGGATGGTCAGGAGCTACCACGGCTCTGCTAAGTTCTTTCAGCATGGCAACTACTTCGGTAGGTTATGTCACTGCTGGAACAGCCGCAGGCTCAGGTATCCTAGCCACTCCGCTGACTGAGGATAAACAAGTAATCGCCACTTATACGGTTGGTTCGTCAACCGCTGGTGGTACTGGTTATTTTGTGGTTGAATACTACGTTACTGGTCCGGGCGAAGGCTTGACTGATTAACAGGATAGGGGCTTCGGCCCCTTCCTATTGGAGAATATATGAGACCACAATCAGTTACAGTATCATCACAAACTACTTCTGCGTGGATTCCGCTAAACTACAAACAGACTCCATTTAATGCGACTGTAGCTGTCGTAGTCTCAGGAACCCTAACGTACTCTGTGGAATACACAGTAGATAACGTACTAGCCGGCGAAACTCCAACAGCTTTCAACGCAGAAGACACCACTCTTGTCGGAGCTACTGCTAATCAAGCTGGTGCTATTACGTCCCCAGTAACCGCCGTCCGTCTAAACGTGACAGCCTTTACTTCAGGAACCGCAACAATGACTATTCTACAAGGTGGATCAGCATGAAAGTAGAAGAACTTCTCGAATTGGTATCTAATCCAGAAAAATATAAAAAAGCTCTTGCTGATCTTGATGCTCGTAAAAAAGCTATCGACGAGGCACTAGCCGCACAAGTAGAAGTCAACAAGATTTCAGAACTTAAAGCCAAAGCAGAAAAGGCTGTAGCAGATGCGGAGAAGAAAGCCAGCAAGATTCTTGAAGATGCTAATAAGGCTGTGGAAGCTGCGAAAGCAGCACTCCAGGCCAAACAAGACTCTCTAGACGGAAAAGAGACTGTTGTAACTCAAAAGAACTCCCTAGCCGAAGCTATGATGGCTTCTGCAAAAGAGCTGATGGCTAAAGCAGAACAAGTCCGCAAAGAGAATGACAAGCGTGCTCTAGAGCTTGCCGCTGAATATGACAAGGTTCAGGCCCAAGCGCAAGAACTAGAAGATCGCCTTGCTAGACTTCGGAGTGTCATGGCGTGATAGGGCATCGTGGAGTATGGGCACGACGAGAAGTTGATGAAATTAAAGTCAACTTAGACAATGACGGTGCTGTACTCACTACTGGAGAAGGCGGTAGCTTTTACACGGCCTCAGATCACGCTCGTATCGTTGGGTGGTATATCACCGGATATCCATCAGGTTCAATTGTTCTTGATGTCTGGAAAAGAGCTGGCGACATCCCCACTAATTTAGATAGCATTACTGGATCAGAAAAGCCGACACTAGTCAACCAAACACTTAACAGCAATACCAATTTAACTACTTGGACAGATAAACGTATTCGCCCAGGCGATGTTTTTGGTCTGGAAATTGAAAGTGTATCTGCCCTGACTAGTTGCGTACTAACCATCCAAATACAAAAGTAAGGAAGACAAATGGCAAATGCAATTTATCCTCGGTGGAAAGAAGCTCTTTTGCAAAACAGTGCTGATTCTGATCTAGACGGATCAGGAACTACCGGAGTTTATGCGGCTCTGGTTGATACGGGCACATATACCTATAACTCTGCACATCAATTCTACTCTGATTTGTCGGGTATTGTAGGCACACCGCAAGAGATCGGAGCTACCAAGTCATATACCAATGGTACCTTTGATGGTGGAAACGTTACTTATACAGCAGTCTCAGGCAACACAGTTGAGGCTATCGTACTTTATCGCCAAAACGCAGGTGCCAACACTACATGGCGTCTCATTGCGTACATTGACGCCGGTGTGACTGGTCTTCCAGTTACTCCTAATGGAGGCGATATTACGATCACTTGGGATGCGGCTGGTATCTTTACTCTCTAATGCTCAGTTTCATCTCTCGTATTGCGGTAGGATACCCAAGAACTCGAGCACTGGCAAAAGCCAAAACTGTTAACTCTTCGGTAACTCCTCTAGGCTCCCTGAATTTTTACAACGGGAAGACTGATCACGCTCGCCTAACTACTCTTCCTCCTACATTTGGTGAGGGAGAGTTTACGTTCTCTATCTGGATTAGAGGAGATGAAACACGTAGTTTTGGAGCAGGTGGTGGTACTAACGTATGGGCTACCGATACAAACACGATCTACGACACTCCGGACTGGTGGTTCGAGGGAAACTTCTTAGTTGACGGGCATAACAATACCACCGGCTATGCCGGTACGTTTTCGCTTCAAATCAACAGTAGTGGCGATGTTCAGTGGACGTTTGGAGATAGCGCCGCAGAAGCAGCTAGAATTGGCGACTTGCATGGCCTTCGTTCTACTGGTCTCAACGTAGTAGATGGCAACTGGCATCTGATCCGCTGTGTGCGGAGATGGGATGGTGGTTCTGGTTCTATCCTAGAACTATGGGTTGATGGCACTCAGGCAGCAACAGAAACCAGCACGGCGCGTACTAATATGCAATCTTCTTACTGGACTTCGTGGACGGGTTTCCCTGCCAATCAACAGTTCTGGTGCTTTGGCGGCGAGAAGCTTAGCGTCCTCGGTGGTGCAGACTGGGAAGATTACTGGGGTGAGATTAGTTTGATTGAGTTTTGGGATAGAGCCCTTACCAGCGGTGAACTTGCTTCTACGTCGTATCCAAATGCAAATGCGTCTGGTCTAGTTGGTCTCTTTTTGATGGGAGACCTAGATGTTAATGAACGTACCTACGACGAGAAATCAGGATCACGATATATTCAGTATTACAACGAGGGTAGTGCTGCTTGGACTAATCAGGTGCCCTAATGGCTATTACCCGTACCCAACGAATTGCCAGTACCAGTACCAACCCGTTTGGAACCGGGGCATATACTTCTGCTAGTTTTACACCAAGTAACAATTCACTGCTAGTAGCCATTGCAATCTTTATTGCGTCGACAGACGACGCTAGTGAAGGCACGTCTCTTACAATCACAGATAGTGTAGGATTGACTTGGACTTCCCGCGCAGCGACCACTACCTCTCCTGCGTGGAGTTATGGTATTAGAATTTGGACAGCTCCTGTAGTTACTGGCGCTTCCATGACAGTGAGTGTAGACTGCGGAACAACTTCCGCTGAATACTACAGATTAGAGATTTTTGATTTTACGAGTAGTATTGGCGAATGTATCGCGGCTGCAACTGCCATCGGGTCAGATGCGGATGGTGACGGTGCAGCGTCCATTACGCTCTCTGCGGCACCTGCAACCAGCAGTGAAGTAATTGCTGCCTGCTTTACGGGTTTAGCTAGCGGTACAGGTACTATTACTCCCGGTTCCGGCTTTACCGAAATTAACGACAGTACAGTAAGTGGATGGGGTGTACAACAGACTGAAGTTCGGACTGGATCTACCTCAACTACTGTTGATTGGGTAGATGTTTGTGCAACTGGCACCCCATTCGGTGGAAGCACCCTTGCCGCACTAGAAATCGCAGAACAGTCCTCTGCATCAACAGATCAAGAAGGTTTTCGCTTTGGTGCAGATGATGGTAGTGAAAGTGCACATACTTGGCGAGAAGTTCAAGACACAAACACGACAACAACTCTTGGTACTCAGGTTTTGTTGCGGGCGTTGATAAATGCCACAGGTGATCCGGCTTCAACAGCATATACATTACGTTACCAAAAAAATGGAGCTGGTGGTTATGTGGCCGTACCAGTAGGATCAAATACCTCTCCTACTCTGAGTTATGGTGCTATTGGTACATTGGCGTACTCAGCAAGCGGTGGTACATCAGTAGCCCCTAGCTATCCCTCTGGAATCACAACCAACTCGGCGCTGATCCTGATCGTTGGCATGAAGCCGTCGACCGCAAACAGTGGCAGCGTCACCACGCCGACAGACTGGACGTTGATTGGGAGTCTAACTGGCGCAGGTGGCTACGGCACCACACTTGGCATTGACACCGGCAACACAAACGTTTTTGTCTATCGCAAAGATACTGTTACTGGTTCGGAGTCAGGCACACTCACAGTAACGGTGGCAACCAACAACGTATGTTGGGGAGCTATTATTCGCTTACAAGCTAGTAATACTGCCACATGGAGCTTTGAATTAGGTACTGGATCAGACACAACTGCTGGTAACGTATCGATTGCAACCAGTGCTGGTATGAACATTACCGCTGGAGATCATGTGCTGTTCGGTATGGTGATTCCTACAGATATTACCACACCAGCTCAGTTCAGTGCACAAGCGATCACACAGACTGGAACTACATTCGGTACAGTTACGGAAATCAGTGAGCCTGACAGCGCCACCGGCAACGATATTGGTGGTTTTATTTGTGAAGTTCCTGTGTCCAGTGGTAGCGGTACTGCCGCACCTACGTTTACGGCCACTGCTGGTGGTACAACTACTAACGTACGAGGCCCTGGATTTGTTCTTCGTTCTCGTGTAGCGGGTGTTACAAACGAAGTTTACATTGCAACGTCAAGCAATATCACAGCAAGCGGAGAAGCTACAACGGCGCGGTTGACTGCGCCAAGTGGAAAAAGTACCTCAGATTTTGTGACTGGCAGACGGTGGGATGACGAAAACGGCACAGATACCATTGACATTACAACAGATGATTACACTGAAGTAGAATGGAGTCTTCAAACACAAAGTCCTGCTGCCAATACAGATTACTTTGATTTTCGTGTTTATGCTGGTGCAAATGCGCTTACTTCATACACCGTCACACCACGCTTAACTATTGGCACAGCAGCTACCCCATCCAGTCCTGTTAGGATTGCTCGGTATAACATTGCTGCATTAATGAGTTTTTAGGAGATACACATGTCTGGAATTTATACTGTACAGTTTAGTGGGACGGCTGTCACTGCTCAACAGGACTTTGTAGAAGTGGTTGCCGCTGCTACCAAGCCCCTTGTACTAATTGCATTTGGTCTGTCTCAATCATCTGATGTGGGTGATGCCGCCGAAGAAGGGTTGTCTATCCTTGTGAGAAGCGGTCAGACGACGAGTGGTTCTGGAGGCTCAACATATACCCCGGTTGCTACTGACGCATCACAATCCGCAGCGTCGTTTACGGCAGAAATCAACAACACTACCAAAGCCACTGCGGGAACAATCGTCACTCACTATACCTATAACTGGAATGTTCGTATGCCACTGGATATCATCCTTCCAGAGCCAATGCAGATTATTCTTCCAGCGACCAGACGATTGACGATTGAGTTGGCCACAACTCCAGCCGATTCCCTTACTGTGAGTGGGTACGCGGTCTTTCAAGAAGTGGGGTAAACTATGGCGCGGTTATTTCGCCGCCCATACTATCCACCACGGAGTAGAACTCTTACTCAGCGGTGGCTACCAACATTCGCGGTTGCTACTCAGACAGTAACTCCGACACTAGTAACCAATACTAATACCTTTGGCACGCCGGTAGTAACCAGAGGGGCTGTAAATCTCGCGGCGACTGTTTTTACGAATACGAGTACCTTTGGTACTCCAGTAGTCACTAGGGGAAGTGTCGGCCTCTCCCCTACACTGTTTAGCAATACTTCGACATTTGGGACACCTGTTGTTACTCAAGGTGGAGTAACTCTCAGTCCCACACGGTATGTAAACACTTCAACATTTGGTACGCCAGTTGTAACTAGGGGAGTTGTGAATCTCTCCCCAACTACTTACACAAATACAAGTACGTTTGGTTCACATGTTGTAAGTCAAGGAACAATCCTTGTCCCAACCGCTTTTACAAATACATCTACTTTTGGGACTCCAGTTGTTTCTAGAGGCGCTGTAGCTCTTACCGCCACTAGGTATGAGAATACTAACACTTTCTATTCTCATGTTGTATCTAGGGGAGCAGTCAATCTAACCCCAAGCCTTGTAACAAATACAAACACCTTCGGCACGCCAGTTGTAACTAATGGGGGTGCTGACCTACAACCAGTTCTGTTTACAAACACGTCGAGTTTTGGTTCTCATATCGTGTCCCGTGGAACTGTAAACTTACAACCTACCCTGTTTGTAAATACGACAATTTTTAGACCGTTTGTTGTCAGTCAACCGGGATCGCGTACAACAACACAAATTATTTGGGGCTAAGATGGAAATTGATCTACAATTAGTATTACAATATTTGATTTATCCAGTTATGCTGGTAGCAGGTTGGTTCCTGAAAAGCATGTGGTCAGCAATTGGACAGCTACGAAAAGACCTCGCCGAATTACAGCTAGCGATCTCCGAGAACTACGTAAAAAAAAGCGATCTGGATCACAAGTTCGATCTTATCATGGCCGAGCTACGCGAAATGAGAGACATCATAAGAGGGAAAGTAGATAAATCATGACATATCGTGCGGGAGTATGGAAAGTAGTATGTCAAGTATGTGACAAAGAATTGTATTCTGACGAGTGTAAAATTAGATGGGATGGTCTGGTTGTTTGCCCAAATGATTGGGAACCTCGCCATCCCTTAGACTATATGCGCGTCCCAAAATACAAAGAAAGTTCTGTACCTTTCCAATCTCCTGAAACTGGAGAAATCGACGGAAGCCCGGCATATGCTATCGACACAAGAACTGCTGTTCCTGCTGGAACATTTGATAACGAGATCTAAATATGGCAATCACTCTTAGAAATACTAAAGGTTCCGCCCTCACTTTCTCGGAACTAGACACTAACTTCAGTGATCTAAATTCTCTTAAAGCTCCATTAGCCGCACCAAACTTCACAACTGATATTTCCGTCAATAACAGTGGCGTGGGCGCGTATATGCTCGTAACGCCAACTGATGAGGGCGGCGGATCTCGGCCAACGATTCTTGCGGTAAGCAATGATGGGAGCGCAGCAGCCAATGTGATGAAACTGTTTAGCTCTGGCCGTGTTGACTTTGGTCCAAGCGCCAGCGGATTCTCGATTGGCAGCAGCGGGAACATCACTATCAACGCGCCATCTTCTGGGGCTACATTAACTCTTGGTGGCGCTGCTGGAAATAACGCAATAGAAACAAACTATCCTATATCTGCCCCAGGGGTAGATAAAGTATATACTAAAGGTTCAGCAACTACAAGAACAAGTACAGCCTCTTTAGCTGCCGATCCTGATATGACTACCTCTCTTGGAGTCGGCGTATTCCAAATATACATTTATGTCCTTGTTTCTGGTGGTGCAGGCGGCTACAGTATTCGTCCAACATTCTCTGGTACTCTAAATGCGGCGGCGACGGGATTAGCATGGCGACGCTCAGCAATCGCAGGATTTGTGCATGGAAATGCTCCGCTAGATGCAAGTACCCAATCATTTGCTGTAAGCTCTTTATCTTCTAGTCTTGAATTTATTATTATTGAAGGATTAGTAGTTACTACTGGAGCAGGAACTTTTTCTGTAGACTGGGCACAAAATAGTAGCAACGCGGCAGGCACTACTTTTAGTGCCGGTAGTTTTCTTCTAGTTAAGCGGCTAATATAATATGGCAACTTCTGGCTCATATAACTTTACTTCCACAAGAAACGAAATAATCTCTGCTGCCTTTAGAAAAATAGGGGCGTTAGGAGATTATGAAACTATTGACACGGAGCGCCTGAATGTTGGCATAGCAGCCTTTAATCCAATGATTAAAGCCCTTGCTAATAAAGGTATGCCGTTATGGGCCATTACAGAAATCCCTGTAAATTTATCTGATTTTGCTACAGTAGGCTGGAAAACCATTGGCCCATCACAAACAATTAATTTAGTTTATAAACCACTCAAACTACTACAGGCAATTCGTAAAGATACTCTCGCAGATACAGATATAGAACTAAACATCTACACCAAAACTAATTTTCTAGATCTAGCTTCCAAAGAGTCTACTGGTGCTCCTATGCACATAGAGTATCAGCCGCTAAATTATCACGGTCAGCTTAGAGTATGGCCGCTGCCAGATACATATTGGCAAACCAATGGACAGCTTCTGCTTCGCGTCCAAAGACCTTTCCAAGACTTTGACGCTTCAGGAGACGAGCCAGATTTTCCAGTTGAATGGCATGAAGCGCTTATTTATCAACTTGCAGTACGCCTTGCTCCTGAATATGGCCTAGCTGGACTAGACAGGCAAGCTCTAAAACTAGATGCAAAAGAATTCCTAGACGACGCCCTATCATTCGGTACAGAAGAGGGTTCTCTTTATATAATGCCAGAATATCGTCATAAATAATGGCCTATACCTCTACTCCAGAGCAATCTACACATCAGACGCGTAGACTCCCTATCTTTGGGGGAGAGACTATTACGTCTAATGTTTCTGTAGGTACTGCGGCTTCTACCTCTCTTATCTTTGGCGGACAGCGATTTATTAATTGCTATCCAAAAAGAATAGAGTTGACAAATACTGACGATCAGTGGGTGCTAACTAAATGCCCACCAATTGTTTCCGAAAGCAAGACCTTTACTAACTCCGGCACAGATCCTATTCGATGTGTGTCTAGTGATGGCGCTTATATTTGGAAAGGACGTAGGTTATATCGAAATGACGCTACTCCATCTCTGGTTTACACCGCAGTAAATGACCTATACGTAAAGTCTATGTTCCGGGCAGTTAATGCTGCTGGAACGGACATTATCTACTGCGGAATGGTGCGTGACAACACAACTGGAACCACACATTCCTTTACGTATAATGTTACGACTGTTACCTATACACAATCCTCATCCCTGACATATATAGAGCAATCTCTAGATACTCCCCTCCAGTCCGTATTCTTTAATGGCAGACTGTATTCAATAGGGACTAACGGAGAAATATACAATACTAATCCAGGCGCGTACACTACCTGGAACACTACACAGTTTATTGTTCCAGAAGCTCGCGGAGATGTAATTGTAGCTATCGTTTTATATAAGAACTCTCTTGTAGCCTTCTCTACAAACTCAATGGAGTTCTACCAAGATGGTGCGCTGGAACTAGGATCCCCTCTTGTTCGGCAAGAAGCTTATCAAAACCTGTATGGTATCAAATCCTCATTAAACATCACGCAAACAGGGGACAGTATTTTCTTTTTGAGTTACGAAGATAGACTAGGCTATGGTGTATACACTCTCCAAGATTATAGTGTAAGGCGCATATCTAATTTTTACGTAGATACTCTATTAAATAACGAGGATATTACTGCGGATGCGCCGTTTAGCACGCAGCTCTACGTTGTAGATTTTTATGGAGATCCTTGTCTAGTATTTAATACTGGATTTGCTAGTGCGCTATATGTAGAGTCCGGGTATGTCGATTCTGGTTACGTGTTTCAAATCTCTAATACCTCCGGGTTCCCTTACGTGTGTTATAGTACTAAACAGAGGCAGTGGTTTGATTTCAGTTTTTCTGATGAGACCGGATATAATTGGAGTAAAGTAATCCAAACTCCTGGATTTATGCAACTGTCTCCAAACAATCTTGACGGTATTTGGAAAACGTATTACGTTACTAGCTACGCTGCAAGTGGGGTAGTTAACTGGGAATACTTCACTAAAGATTACAACGCAGCCTACGGGTCTACCGCAGAAATGATCTTTGATCCTACGGACTTTGGTTCCTTTAATTGGAAGCATATTAAGTCTGTGGATGCAATTGGGGACTTTGGAAATAACACGGTAGCCTTAGCTTGGACTCCGAATGCAGATCAATCTAATTGGTCTAGCTACGTAGCCAAGACACAAAGCACGCTTGGGTATAAAAATCCGCTACGGTGGTATAACCTCGGCAGGCATAGAGTCTCGGGGTTCAAAGTTCGCTTTCAGGGAGATAGTAACATAAAGTTCCCTGCTTTGGAAGTAAAATATAATCTCGGCGCATGAAAAAACTAAATCTTTTAACTTCGGAAGATCCAGCACAGAACAAAAATAGTTCCATGCTGATGACGTATTTTAAGTCCAGCGCATTTACTCCAGATCATTTGTCTGCGCGATTTAGCGTTCCTGCATCTTCGGCACAACGCGGCTTTTATCAAAGAATGGGTGGTGTTGTATATGTTTGCATTGAGTTATGTCCTGACACAGCAAATCCGCTTGGGGGTGGTGCCACGGTATCCTTCACGTCCGGGGATGTCATTACTGCTCCCCTTCCATGTGTTAATCCGCAAATATATGCAACAGGAGACTGGTTAGGTCTAAACTCTTTCACTCTTACACAACTCTCTAACGGAACCAAGTACACTAACTGTAGAGTACAATCAAATTCCGGGACCGGCATAGCCGAAATAGTAATATTTCATAATATCGGTGCAACAGCCTCTACATTCATGTTAGAGGGTTTTTATATAGTAAAGGCATAACATGACTCCATTCCAATTTGACATGCCAGAGGGCTTTAAATTTCCCTCAAACTATACCAACCCGTATAGTTTTACTGGCACAGATGCCAACGGCACCTATCAGGGTGGAGGGCAGATGCCGCTAAAAACTGGTACTAATACCGGCATGCCGGGACAAGTAACCACTATGCCGACAGGTACGCAAGTACGTGCTGCAATGGCTCCGCCTACTACTCAGGCTCCTAGTACCCCGCAAGGATTTACTCTACCTAATGGACAGTATATCCCGGCTTTTAAGATCTCTGACATCGGCCACATTCCCGGCGAAAGAAATCCGCAATACGGCATTGGAGACTATGGCGGGCCAGAATTCAATACTCCAGGATACTACGGCCTAAGAAACGTATCCAGCTATTTTCCAGGGTGGGAGTCTCTAAGTCCGACAAACTGGCAATTTACTCCGTACCACACAAATCCACAATATGAAACAAATGCTGATGGGTATGCCACCACAGGACAGCCGCTCGGAGAGGCGGATGGTCTGCGATTAATGCTTAAATCGGCAGACAAAGAGGGCACGTTAGTTAATTTTTTGCGTCAAGGAGATTATTGGGTGCCTAACCAAGAGTCTTTGAGTACACAGGAGTGGGATACCAACGCTAATAACAGAGCCCGCAATCTTACGTTAGGGGCTATTGCAGCTATGTGGGGAGGTCCCCAACTAATGGCTGGAGGCGCTGCTGGAGGAGCTGAAGGGGCAGCAGCGGGATTTACTCCTGAAGTAGCTACTACAGGCGGCATGTCTGTTCCAGGCGCGGGGGGTGGTATGAGTGTTCCAGGTGGTGTAGGTTTTGGCACAGGAGTTGCTACCCCTGGCTGGAGGAACTGGTGGAGCGCCTCGCATACCAAACATTCCAGGTTCGGGAGGAAGTGGACAAGAGGGGAGTGGTTCTGGCCTTTCTGGACTACTGGCCTCTCTTTATGGTGGATATGCGCGCGGAGATTACGCCAACAAGTTATTTGATATGGCGTCACAATTTAGATCAGACGCACAGCCCTACTTTGACCGCCTAAACGAAACGTATACTAATCCTAATGCATATTTTCAATCTCCAGAAGCTCAAGCTAGAATGAAACTAGAAACTAATAAGTTAATGGGGATTGATGCTGCCGGAGGAAGACTGTCTAATCCGATTGATAGAGATGTCAAACTTCAGCAGTTTGCTGCTAAAGACATGGACACCTATCGCCGAAGTATTCAAGACTCTATTGGCCGCATATACCAACCCAACGCAATTGCTAAATTGTTTGATGAGGCTGCGCAAAACGATTCCGCACAATGGGGAGATATTGCCAGTTGGCTAGGTGGTGGTGGCTCTGGTGGAAACGTACTAGATGATATTAAAGACGTTATAGACTCAGGCAGCGACCTGTGGGATGTAATCAGCGGATGGTGGGACTAATATGTTAGAATTCGATGTAAATAAATCTCCGGGGCTTGGAGCTTTTTTTGCCGGCCAAAACCAAACAGACAAGCTAAATAATTCTGCTATGGCTAGAGCACTTCAAGATGCTCAACGTCAAAGTACGCTTGGTACTCTACAAATGGCACAAGCAGAGCATCCGCTAAAACTACAGCGTATGGGGCTAGAGAACACTGGCTTAGACCTAGGAAATACGCAAACTCGTGGAAAAATCACGGATGCGGAAACTGAACGTAGGCAAAAAGCTACAGACAATTTCTTTAAATATTTAGAAGAAAAAGATGATCCAGAAGGAGCGTTTGTATATTCTGGAGTTCCGCGTAACGAGAAGTTTATGCAACTTGCACAACTTCCTAAAGAAGAACGTGCCAAACTTTATAAAAAGTGGCAAGATTCTCGTATGGCAGATACCGAGCGGAAAGAAAGACTGCAATCACAACTTAAGCGTGAAGAGCAGGCCGCGAACAATGCCGACGTTTATAGAAGAGAGCAACTAAAGCAAGATGAGGCTATGCGGCGCGCGCAATTACAATATGCTACGCAGTCTAAAATTGCAGAGATAAAGGCAAAGGCTCAAGAAGCAGTTAAAAAGAATCCATCTATTACGCAGCATATTGGAGGTCTATTAGCACGCCTAGAGTACTTAGGTAGTATGGAAGCTGCTGGAATGAATCCTGAAGTTAAAAAGTTTGAAATGGATAGAATAGAGCAGGAAATTAACAGTGCTACCCGCGCCGCTGCTGCCATGAATCCCGCACGACCACAGGTAGACGTAGGTGCTGCGAGTGGTGGACAAGTTCCAATGATTACTCCGCAACCGCCATTCCCACAACGTCCAACACAGTCTGCGGAACCTCCGAAATCTATTACTTACCAAGGAAAACAATACGAAGTTCTTGGAACTAATCCAGACGGCTCAACAAAAATCAAAGATCCACAGACAGGTAGAACTGGGACGCTACGGCAATGATTGAATGGGATGACGAAAAATCGGGGATAGTTTGGGACGATGCTCCCAAAACTTCCCTATGGGAAGATATCAAGCTTGGGTATGCCGGAGCCGGAAATGCGCTAGACACTGGTATTACTCTTGCTGGTAGAGGTTTAGAGACACTTGTTGGGCATAAGCGCTCTGTCGAGGATGAAGATGCTCTATTCAAAGCTTTGGAAGAGCGTAGAAAATCTCGCCTAACTTTTGCCAACCCAGACAACAAAGAACAGTCTTTTGGTGGGGAACTGCTAGGCACTGTTGCTTCCCTTCCTGCTCAAATTCTTGCTATGCCGGGTCAAGCCGCGGAACGCGGAAAACAGATGATCGACATGGGAGAATCGGCGGATAGTGCTATTACTGCTACTTTATCAGACACAGCCTTGAATACGGCTGCTATTGCCGCGCCGGCCGCGTTTGGCAAAACACTACTATCTAAAGTAGCAACTGGTGCTGGAATGAACGCCATTACTGGTGGAGCTAGCGATGCTATTACTAGTGCCGTAGCCAAGCAAGAAGAAACAAAACAAACTTTTAATCCTCTTGATCCTCGCCGTAGGGCAATGGAAGCTATCATTGGTGCTGGTTTTGGTGCAGTAGCCCCAACTCAACCTAAAGCTAAAAAAGCAACGCAGGCTCTAGATAATCTTAAAACTATTGCGGAAACCAAAAAAGCAGAGCCTCCTAAAGGAGAACCGCGGGAATTAACTAACGAAACAAGCCAGCTAGATCTGTTTGATCAACCCGAAATGGGCCGAGTAGCTAATCCATATGAAGCCAAATTAGGGGATTGGCGGATAGACGAAAACGGCATACCTATTAAAGCAGATCTATCTATGGAGCTACAGAATCTTCAAAATCCCCTTCAAGGTAATCTTTGGGGAGACGAGCTTACTCCAACACGTAACCCAGTTGGACAGTCTGCTACTATGCTGGACGAAAATGGCATGCAGATGGAGCCCAGAGGATTAACTGACGCTATTGATTCCATGCCGCCAGCAGAACGCACTGCTGCAATAAATGAGCGTATGGTGGGAGAAATTAATGACGGCCCACTAAAAGCTGCTGTAATGGAGGCAGAACAGATAAAAGTTGTTCCTCCAAAACCAAATCCATTGGGTAAAAAACAACGTGGCGCTATTAACCCTTCTTCGCTAAGAGAAGACTTACTAAGTTCTAAAGATTTAGGAAATGGCTATAAACTAGTAGCGTATACTACTGAATCGGGATCAAATGTTGGTCCCTATAGAGATTTAGTTATTCGCGTATACGACGAAACTGGAGAAATTGGTGGTGTTCAGTTTGGCGTAGATAAGCCTTTTGGTCCTGCAAAAGAAGCAGCCTTAATGGCAATGGATCTTCCTTTTATCAAAGACGAACATCGTGGGCAGGGTCTTGGTAAAGCCATGTACGATTTTGCCGCTAGCCTAGGAAATGATGTAAAAGAGACTCACCTAAAAACCAAACTAGGGCAGGCTTTGTGGAGGTCAATGGAAGAAAATGGAATGACACGAGAATCCCCCGAGGGTATTCGATACATTCCTAAAAGTCAGCGCGGCGGTGCTGCTGGTAAGTGGAATCCTTTTGCTGCAAAGAAAGCTGTAACTGATGCTGTAGAGAATACTATGGATATTCTTAAAAAGGGATTTCCTAAGTCTACAGAGCAACATAAACAAGATGCAGTAAATCGTATACCAGGTATGCGGGATGTCTCGTATGTTACGGAAGATGTTCCATTAAACGAGCAAACCAAACCACAG